GTAACGGCAGCACGATACATATTGGATACGTTCAGAGTAAAGAAGCAGAAAGAGCGTGATCGTATATCGACGAGTGATGAGATTGGAGCGATTCTGAAGTTGGTGGAAAAGTAGGTGGCATTAAGCAAGTCTCAGCGTAAACAGTTGGCTCCTGTATTTAAGGATCCGATAAAGTTTTTTCGGTTGTTGCGTGTGCAGGACAAGTACAGTGGTGCATATAAGCAGTTTGATTTGTATCCTGAGCAAGAGACGTTGTTGCGTAAGTTGAGTCAGCATCAAAAGATTATAGTTATAAAGCCCAGACAGATTGGTGTGAGTACGTTGTTGCGTGCGTATGCATTTTATCGCGCGTATACAGCGGAGGATCCGGTCAAGTTTGGTGTATTGAGTTTTCATGAGCGGTCGAGTAAGCATCTTCGAAAGATGGACAATGGTTTCTTGCGAGGGTTGCCAGAGTTGCTGCAGCGAGAAACGAGCATAGACAATACGACGGATTTGATTTTTGCGGATACGGGAGCAGGTTTGTCATCGTATACTGCGAGGAGTAGTGGCGGTACACGTAGTTTCACTTTGAACAGTGCGCATCTATCAGAGTTTGCGTTTTATCCTGACCAAGAGGAAGTGTTGGCGCAGGTAATGGCGACAGTGGGCAATGGTCAGATTATAATCGAATCGACACCGAACAATATTGGAGATCGTTTCCACACGTTGTGTAGTGGTGCGCCAGATAATGGTTGGACGTTGATATGTTTTTGGTGGTGGCAGCATGAGCATTATCGATTGCCTGCACCAAAGAACATGGTGTTTAGTCCAGAGGAGCGTCAGCTGAAGAAGGCATATGGATTGGATGACGAGCAGATTCAGTGGCGACGAGAACAGATAGCCACGCTAGGGTCGGATAAGTTTAAGCGTGAGTATCCTGCGTGTATTGATGATGCGTTTCATTTTGGTACGAGTGCGTATTTTGATCCGAATGATTTGGACATGATTGAATCGATAACGTTCGACAGGAATGAGCGCAAGTATGAAGATGTATATGATGATGATGTATATGCCATCGGAGTTGACTGTGCGGGTGGTGTTGGCGGTGATTATAGTTGTATCAGTGTCATATCTATGGCATCGAAAGAGATAGCGTATCAGTATCGATGCAATACGATTTTGCCGGTAGATTTTGCGGAGCATGTGTTACAGGTAGCACAGTTGTATAATGAGGCTACGGTATTGGTGGAGACAAACAATCATGGTCATTTGGTGTTGCATAAGTTGGTAGATTGGGGCTATAAGAACTTATGGAAAAGCACCAAGGGTAAGGACTGGGTGACGAGTGCCAAGAGCAAGATAGAAATGTATGAGGTATTGCGGGAAATGATTAGCAACAACATGATAACAAGGATGGACATGACGACCTTGATGGAGTTGCGATCGATGACTATATTTAAGGTTGCGCCCGAGGCTCCTCCTGGCATGCATGATGACATGGCTGACAGTTTGGCATTGGCATACCGATGTAGTATTGACATACCGAGTTATTTGGTGCAAAATGCAAAGAGAAGTTGGATGGATGATATGATCTCCTCGAGGAGAGCGAATCGTATGCGGATGGTCCGGCTACCATTTAAGAGGGCAGAATGAAACCGAAAGTAGCGGAAGCATTGTATAGACGACACGAAGAGTATTGGGCACGTCAGAAGCGAGAGTTACGTAAGTATCGATCTGCGTATATGACACAATATTGGGATAATGACTATGGCTCCAATCAGGTATTGATAGAGACAACGAGAGCCTACGAGTATATTGAAGGGTACATAGCCAGTTTATTCTCCCGCAATCCCGCAGTTATCGTGAAGGGTGATGTAAGAGGGAAGGGTAATCCTGAGAAGGTACAGGCATTGTGCAATGCTTTTCTTGACAATGTGCGTAGTCAGATTGAGGACGTAAGTCGATTGGCTTTGATATATCCCTGCGCATTTCTGAAGTTGTATGGCAGTGATCATCCTGATCCATTCAAACGTGTATCTTGCGCTGCGATTGCGGCATGGGATTGTATTGTCGATGTAGATGCAGCGAGCTGGGCGCAACAAAAATATGTAGGACATCGATACTATATTACGCACGAAGAAGCAAAAGCCAAGTATGGAAACAAAAGATATACGACACATCAGTTGGTGCGGTTTTTGGACTACGATAACAATGACGATCAAAATGCAAGTTATCTTGGAATAAACCTGAGCGAGTTAAACGATTCGGGATTTGAGGTTGATAGTCCATTTGAGTATGTACAGGTAGTTGAGTATTTCGATTTGGTAAACAACAAAATGTTGGTATGGTCGCCTGACTATGCAAATGGCGAGAAGTTTTTGTATGATGGTGTTGAGGTAGATGTAGGTGTAGAGGGCCAGACAACCAAGTTTGATCAGATACCTTTTACTGATAGTGCGGACCATCCGATTGCACCGATTATACCGTTGTACTTTAGTCGTCAGCCTGATGTACCTTTGCGTGGATATAGCGCGTTGAAACGTGTGTACTCACAGGTCGAGGAGACTAACATAATCCGTACGTATCAGGCAACGATGGTAAGGAGAGCGGCACGGCAATGGATTGTCAAGAAGGGTGTATTTTCGGATGAAGATATGGCCAAACTTGCTCTGGGTGCGGATGGAGAATATGTGGAAGCCGAGTTATCGATGGGTCAGAGTTTGGAGGGAAGCATCCAAGCCGTGCCGCATACCCAAGTCCCTACGGAGTTGGAAACATATATTAACCAAGTAAATGAAGATTTCCAACGTGGAAGTGTGTTGGCTCCTTTTACCAGGGGTCAGGCAACACGAGCAACAGCGACTGAGGTTACAGCGTTGGCATCGTATAGTTCTTCTGAGATTGGTCGTCTTGCCAGAGAGCGTGATGCAATGATTGAGCATACAGCATCGGTGTACGTTGCAATGATGAAGATATTTCTGAAAGATGATGCAGATGTGATTGTACTGAATGGTCGTTCAGAAGTTGTACGAAGTGAAGATATGTCTGGTGATTTTGCGTTTTATGCGCTTGACGCGGGGAGTACACCTGTATCAGAAAGTGTAAAGAAGCAAGAGTTTTTTCAGGCAGTCAATCTATTATTGCAGCTGGGTGTACCACAAGAAAAAGTATTGGAAGAGTTGGTACGCAAGCTAGATTTACCGGAAGATTTTTTATCGTCACCGATTGAAGGTGGACAAGAAATACAACAACCACAGAACCAACCGAGTGCGACTGCAACAATAGAACAAGGAATGCAGGGTAGTCCTCAACAAGTAGCAAAAGTTTTATAGGAGTATAAGATGTCAATACCACAAGATTTAAGTATGCAAGCCGAGCAGATTGGTGCAGGAATGGATGAAGCGCAGGCGCAAGGAATGCAGATGATGATACCGCAAGGTCAGTTTTCTAGTCAAGCGATGGGAGCATTGTTGGATGAAGTAAACAAGTTTATGCAGCGCATGAACCAACCAGCATTGGAGATTGAAGTAGCAGATATGCAAGCCTTTCCTCAAGAGTTGGTGCAGGTTGTAATGGCGATTATGGCGATCGCAGAGCAAGCAGGTGTAGCTGTTGATATGTCATTGTCTGATGTAGAATCGGATCAAGATGTTGCACGATTGGTAGCATTGATCAAGAGAGCGGTATCAGATAAAAAGTTTATAGATTTCCTTGAGGCAGCGGAAGAACAGGCAGCAGAGCCTGTAGAAGAAGTTGCAGTGGAAGAACAAGTCGAAACTCCCGAAGGTGGAGAAATGACAGACGAAGAACTATTTGCAAGTAGGATGTAATATGTCAGAAGAAAACAACACAACAGAAACCCCTGAAAATACTGTAGAGGACACTTCCGCAGAAGTCTCTCCGGTAGAAGAAACTCCAACAGAAGATGTATCTCGTAAGTCTTTGAATGATTATAAAGATGATTATGATCGTCAAGTAGACCAGCTGCTACACCGATACAATGCTGAAAAGGAAGGAGAGCCAACACCAGAACCAGAGACTTTGCGTGAAGGTGAGTCATGGGACAAGGTATATGACCAAGTTCCTGAGAGTGCGCAACGAGCAATGGCATCATTGCGAAAAGATTATACGCGCAAGACACAAGAACTAGCCGAGCAACGCAAAGCAATACAAGCAGAA